CTGCAAGCTTTGAGAGTTGCATATTTTTCAATCTTTGTGAATCTTTTGCAAGTCTTACATGACCCATACAACGCTCTATATTGTCAATGAACCATCTTTTACCATATACAGGAATAATTGGGATATGTTTACCAGCAATATAACCACAATCTTCTAATATCTCATTGCCTGACATGAAATATTTTTTAATTTTACGTTTTTTGACTTTCTTTTCTTTTTCGAGAATGAACCCAAGTGCCATCATTTCTGATTCAATCGCTGGATTTTCTTCTATTTCCTCTTGGGTATATCGTTTCTCTTCATCATTTAACTTGAATATTTTTACTGTATGCTTGACATATTCGACCTGGTAAACCTCAGCAACATAAATAACATCGTCGGTTGCCCAATCAAATTCTGTATCATCAATTTGCTTTTGAATGCTTGATGGTGTTTTATCCCACTCTTTTTCAAAAGCACTATGCGTCATGCTTGTGATAACATAACAGCGTTTTGCATCCGATTTGTCTTGACGTTTTGCATTAAGATCAAAGAATACTGAACTATCTGCATCAAAGATAGGCTCTATTCTAATACGTTGGTAGTCGTTTTCATCATCTTCTTCATCTTCATAGTCTGCTATAAGTCTCCATGCACCTATACCGCCGCCCACCGCTTCTTCAAAGGCATTATCATACGCTTCTTCTGCTTGACTATCCTGTTCATCTGCCCTATAGAGTGAATCACAAGTGTCTGCCAGCTTATCGTTCCCGTCTTTGGGCAAAAAATCAACGGTGATTCTATTGTTTCGATATTCAGAGAAGATTCTCATGATAGAGAGGTGGATTTTGTTTACTTCTAATTTAGGTTTGTTTTCAAATTGTGCTTCGAGATCGCCTTCCCATTGTGCACCGGCAATAGAGTAAAAGCGTCTATCCTCTAGGCATTGTTTGCGCTCATCACGGTAAGTAGATTGAATGTCGCTAAAATCTTGTATAAATTCCTCATGAAGAGAATCGAGAGTGTTGTTTTCTTGTTCCAATATAGCAACCTTAAAAATTAGCTTTCCTATTATATCATAAATTTACGTGAATAACTTAATTCTTTTTATAGTTATTCACCGACTTATTCACAGCAAATGGAGTTATTCACATAGATATGGGTAGTTTTATGATGTTTTTACCCAAGTTATTCACATATGCGTAACTTATTCACATATTATTCACATTTTAAAAGTTATTCACATTGACAAGATTATGCTTTTCTTGATATGCTTGCGCAACCTTTCTGGTAAGAAAAAGGCATATACTTCGATAAGAAGGTTAGATTACCATCTATTCTGTATGGGCATTGGATTGGCTTTAATTTGCTTCTTCATTGGCTGTGGCTGATAGAACATTGCCATCATAACGGAGTCAGCCATATTTGGAGATTTGATTTTAAGTTTCTTCATGTCTGGCTTTGACATAAGTTGTATCTTCCCTGCACCGTTTGGCTTCTTTGGGATTCTACACAGCTCTGATCTTAAAGCACTAATATTTTCTATTCCACTATTGATTGATAAAATATCATCCGGATTTTGATACTCTCCTTTTTCTACTGCAAGATATGTTTTACGCATTCTTTCTCTAAGCTCCCAATATCCTTGTGCTCTTTGATTCATAAATGTTTCTTCGTTGGTTTTGATTTTATCACCTATTGTTTCATAGACTGCTTTAGGGTGTCGTGGTGACTGTGAGCCTTTGTACATCTCAATAGTGATTCCTTTAGGCGTTAAGGCTTGCTCTACTTGTCTATTAAGCCCTACACCCATTCCGTCGCAATCCCATATAAAAGCATCTACTTTATTACTTGCTGCATAATCAATCGCCCAATCGCCACCTTCATTTATGTCGCCTTTGTCAAGATCAAGAACATCTTTTATTAAAATACCATGACGATATGCTAATCCTTTCGGGTCTTCTCCTGTATCTGATGGATCATGTGCAACTACTTCAATTCCTCTTGGAGTTATCCCTAGTTTGATATGAGCATCTACACAAGCGTCAAACCATTCAGGTTGGATAATTGCATTGTCTACAGAGTCGTAGAATTTACCTTCCCATATATGATCGTATTCTGCCCGGGATAAGTTTTTAAAATCCCATTGTCTATCTGCTTCGAGTTCTTTTGGAAACCAAGGGTTATCTCTCCAGTTGATTACTATAATTAAATGCAAATCATCTTCATAATAACCATGCTTGTCTAGTTCATCTTGGAAGGGAACTATAAATCTTTTTGAAAATGGGTCGCTTGCACTTCCGGGGTTCGCACTAAACCAAAGTTCGGAGCCTTCTTCCCTGATAGTAGGTATTAATAGCTTAAGTGTTTCATCTGATATTGTTTGTGCTTCCTCAAACCAACTATATTTAAATCCTTCTGCTGATTTTATAGCTGATGAATTTCTTGCAGCACCTTTGTATCTTGTTCCTTTGCCATTTGCAATACATTCTATTTTCTTATCGGTTACATAGAATCTATCTCGCACTCCTAAACTATCAACTTGACTTGTCATGAGTTTATGTACTGAATCCTCGATAGATGATTGATATTCCCTGAGACAAAGAATATCTGCACTTTCTGTTTCTATCTTCATAATCATGATACTACCGGCAGAATTTGACTTTGCAGATCCGCGTCCACCTATAATTATTTTAAAGCGTTTTTTCTTTGTGATGAGCGGGAGAAGTTTCTCTGGGATTTGAATATCACTCATTCGGTTTCTTAATTGTCACTGTCCATTCTGGATTGATTTCTGTTTTTGATTGTTTGTTGTCTTTCTCATAATGTCCTGCCATTCTATTGAGAATATCAATGGATTTAAGCCCATCTGCATTAAGTTCTTCTTTAGCTCTCTCACTTAACAATTTTTGTATTTCTTTAAATGATAAAATACTCTTATCCTCAGTCTTTTGTCTAAGTTCATCCACCCTTGCCCTTACAATGCCCTTAGCGAGCAAGATAGAGGCTTTACTTGTAATTGTTTCTGCTTTCATGTTTTTAGCATTATATGATCTTCTGTAGGCTTCGCTTGCATTACCTGTTTTAATATATGCTTGACAAAAGTTTTCTTGTTTTTGTGTTAAACTAGACATCTTAATATTCCTTCTATTAACCTAATTTTGAAAGCAACACTATTAAAACAATATAGCCGATAAATCTTGCCAGAAGATCAATGCCAAAAAAAACAGCTTCAACTATATCATTTGCCTTATTCTTATAAAGTTCTTTAAAATTCATGACTTTCCTTTTTATATTGTACCATATTTTCAATCCATTCTTTAGCTAACTTCTTTCTTCTTTCTATGTTAAAAGATTCGCTTTGTTTTCTACATGATGTTCCTTTGCAAAATCTTTTAACTGTGTTTTCCCCACACCATTTACATTTCATTTTATCTTCCAATTTTGGTAATAGGCTCAAAACCCTTGTTTATCTCTCTTGTTCGTATCTTACTTCTAACCAAACATACTTTTTTACATATAGTACAAATTCTTAGATTAATTGCTATCATAATGATATCGTATACCTAAGAAGTAAAGAACTTTCGCTCATTGTGTTCACCCTTCTTGCCTACATTGAAACTCTCAACAGGTCTGTGATAACCCATGACTCTAGTATAAACAAGACACCTTGTTCTTTCTTCCTTGTGTTGTTTTAGTATTTCATTTCTTTTTTTCATTTTTTATCCTTTATTTTGTCTTTAATCCATAAAGTACCCTTGCGATACTTCTCATCTATCTTTTCTGCTGCTTCCTCTTTGAGTCTTTCGCTTTTTTGGGATTTTGTTTCACTCATATAAATATTTCTCTTAATTTTATAGTCACACTGTCGCTGTCTCCCCACATCTTCTTGGAGCAAACCTCTACTATCTGTCTGTCATTCTCGAAAAGTATCCCCTCCATAGCATCTTGATAAGTCTTTATAAGATTATCACAATCGCCTACTGGCATGGAGTATTTATTTTTCTTTGTACTTTTGGCTTCTTTGAATACAAAAACATACTCTGCTTGTATTGGCACTCTTCCCATGTGTATAAAGCCCTCTAGCTTGTCTTGTATTTGTTTTTTATGCTCTGTGTAGGACTTAGGCATATAAGTACCAAACTTATGCACCCTTGGTCTTGGGCTTGGCATTGGTCTTATATGTAGTTTTATGCTAATCATTATATCTTCTCCAATTTTCAAGCCCTATTGATTTGAATAAAATAGTCAATGCTTCTCTTTTGT